ACTTACATTAATATTATCACTATCAGCATCACCAATATTAATTGTTCCACCTCTAAAAGTTGCTGTTCCAATAAAATTGGAAGTTCCTGCAACTTCTAAATTATCTTTTACAAATAAATTTCCACCAATAGTTGTAAATCCACTGACGGATGATAATGTTGTAATTCCAAGTATGGTAAGGGTATCAGCAGTTAACGATCCTGAATTTGTGGCATTACCAACTACTAATGCGGGAGTAAATATTCCCTCAGTGGTGCTAATAGTAACACCTGATCCAACATTTACTACTCCAGTAGACCCATTAATATTAATTGAATTAGATCCAATTCCAAAAGTGCCTAAACCAGCAACATTTAAGTTTTCCCCAATTCCAACTCCACCAGTAATTACTAAAGCGCCAGTAGTAGGAGTTGTTGATGAAGTTGCATCACTGATAAGAATATTCCTATCAATGTCATTCCTCATAATGAAAGTTTCTGTTGGAGAATCCCATATTAAGAGATTTCCATCAGACTTATCAGTAGAATTTACGTCAGTTAGGTTAAGTAATTTTGTTGGCGGTGCGGATGCGTTAGATAAAACACGAACGGCATTCTGACTACCAACCCTAGCTTTGATTGTAGGCATGTTATCTTGTTACTCCGCCTCTTACTAGTGCAGCACCTTCAACGACCTTAAAGATTTTTCCTGAATTTGTGACTTTTACGTCATAAACATATCTACCAGGTTTTAAATCGACCGTTTGAGCAGAACTCAATGAAATAGTAACCACACCACCTTCGGGATTTGTAATTGAAGATGTGAATGTTGTTGCCGTTGAAGAACCATAATGTTTTCTCAATTTACTTTCAACCGAAGCAGTTGTTAAATCGAGTGCTGCGTTTGTTCTGGTGTCTTCCAACTCAAATGAAGTATCAAAGTCAAATCCCTGCTCAATCACAATATTGGATACATAAACAGCCATTATTTGATACTCTAATAGACCTCTATGCTCTATTTATATTAATTGCCATCTAATTAGATTTTAAAAACTCTTTTAAGAGTGATTTTATTTCGTCAATATCTCTCCTCATATCATCTAATTCTTTTTGTTTTAGTTCTTTTTGGTTTATAGAATTTACATATTGATTGTAAGCAACGCTATCATGGTTAATGATAGCGCCACTATTTTCATCTCTATAAAGATTTGAATGACCCTCAACTTTTATCATCTGACTGCTATTGTCCTTAAATCTTTGAATCTAGGTGCTTTTGCCTGATTTGTTGTTGACATTACAATCTTGATTGAGAATCCAGTAAATAAATCCAAATTATTTGCAGTAAATTCATAATCTAAGAATTCATTATCAAAACTTCCAGGAACTCTGACATCAGGCAAACCACTATTTTGATTTTCATTAATTGGTAATAATCCATCAGTTGTTTGCTTTAGATTATTATATCCAGGGAATAATTCAAATGACTGTTCAATTTCGCTAGAGTCTGCTCTAATCAAACTATAAAGAACTCTGAAATCAGCTGAAGAATCTCTATACGCGGAAAGAAGAACTTTCAATGATGTTGCTGGATTTGTAAGATTTACTATGTTGCTATAGTAAATCGCAACGTGTGGGTCATCTTCAATACCATTTACTCTTCCATCAGTGATATAATTTGTTATTGGATTATTAATTCGATCACAGAAAAATTCTGTAAACGCCGTATTCAGATTTATAACTGGGGATAAGTTAGAATCTGTTGAACTAAAGGTTATGCCTGTAGTAAATGATTTTTTCCTTGGGAGTGCAGTTAGATACTGATCTTGATTCGGTTCTGAACATACAATTCTTGGAGTTTCCATAGGATTGTATGAATTTAATTGAACTGGTTGGAATCCTACATCATTGAACGAGTTTTCTGATCCAGATACTCCAGTTCCAGAAGTGGTTCTAATGAAAGCATCCACGGATGTTTCTGATCCGGGAAGAGAAATATCATATGTTGGTCTTAATCCTGTAAACAGAATATTCTGAGTGCCAGTTACTCTAGATCCACCAGCAGTTTTTCTGGATGTGAATGATAATTGTGGCAATCCTGAAGTAGAATTATCTTGCTGTCTATTAGAACCAGTAGAAGATGATCTATCAATTTCAACATGATAACTATCAATATCAATTGGGTCTTTAATAGATGCAGTTCTTCCATTAATTCTTCTTAATGAAATTCCACCAAATTCGTATTTTTCAACAATATCACCAGCAAAATGATTGATTGGAATAGTGTTATCAACACCTCTTCCACCAGTAGTCGCAACAGTCAATTCTCCATTTCCAACTCCCTCATATTTTATGATTTCATTCCCAATTTTGACGTATCCTGGATAATTTCCACCAACTGTCTGCCCCTCAAAAGTTGTGAAATTGGATGTATTTGCAACACTGATTGTAGTCTGATTTAAAAGTAAATTTGAAGACAGAATTGTTGGAGAAACATCTGATTGTATTCTATCTAAGATTAACTTATTTGTATTTGAATACATTCCATGTTCAAAATGATCAACTTTTATGTAATTTCCAGAGTTTACGCCTCCATCAGCACTAGAACTTGTAATATAAGTTCCGGCAGCACTTACAATACTACTTCCATCATAGTAACTTAATCCTGCTCCCACAGTCTGAACAGAGAATTCATGATTTTCGGCATTACTGCCAAATTCACCTTGAACATTTGAGAGATATAAAGTATCAAGACCAGTTATTGAAGTAATTGTAAATTGTGCATCTCTACCTCTAGCAGTTCCTACTCCAGTAGTTGAGGTTACAATACCAACAACATCCCCAACTTTATATCCAGTTCCATAATCTGGATTTGCTGTAGAATGTGCAGCACCAGAAATAACTCCATTTGAATCAGTGCTAATAACTAACTTCAATCCACTTCCATTTCCAATAATATTATAAGTGGAAACAACCTTATTGGTTAATGTTGGTGGATAGTTTACTCCAGATTCTGTTGTAGAAATTGTAGCAACTGAGCTTCCTTGACCAACAACAGTTGCAGATCCACCATATCCATTTACACCGGCAAGTTTTCTTCCAACAGTAACAACTCCAATAAAATCACTATTATATGAAGTAACAATTCCAATTTTTCCTGTTTTTGGTAAAACAGTTATTGGGTTTGTTGCAAGAGTTCTAACATATCCATTACTTGAATCTAAAGGTGGATTGAAGAAATATGCCGTACCAGTGTTTTCTATGAACTTCGCTTTATATAACTTAAATTTCAAATCTTGATATTGATCGGTCGTCCATATGGATCCATTTTGAGATTTGAAAAGTGATCCAAGAGAGAACTGTTGGGTATATCTTTCAACATTAACGTCTGGAAGACTGGAATCCCTAACGACATCTTCTCCCATGATTGCTGTCCACAATTCATATTCATTACTATTTTCAGAAACAATTACGAGAGCATATTCTTTCCCTGGTGCCAAGAAAATAGGTTCTGGGAATTTTATATTTGTGGCAACAGTTCCAGTTGTCGATTTTTTAATGTTGGTGATTGTATTTCCAACTGCATTAACTTCGGTGGGTCTAACAGTAACAGATCTACCAATGACATTTAATGTTGGGGTTCCCAACTCAACAGTTCTAATTTCAAGTCTTAGTGGAGAATTATTAGTATCAATATTTGCAAAGAATAGATCAACAGAGGTTAAGAAAACGCCATTTGCATCATCTTCAGTATCAATATTTGATTTAACCTGAACGTTTCCACCAACGGTAAATGTTTGTGCTAATGGATCAAAATATCCAGTTCTAGTATTTGTTGTAGTTGTTACAATGTTTACTCTGGTTGTAACAACTCTAGTTCTAACAACTGTTGTTACAAATAGATTTCTCCATTGTTCAAATACACCTGTTGCATTATACTCACTTTCAGCATATGATATCGCTGTACTTCCGGGAAGTAGTTCTTCATTTGTTGGACTAGAAGTGATTCTATATGGTTTACGACCAGTCTCTATTCTGACAGAAGGTGCTGGGCTTGTATTAGGATCTTTTAAGAAAAATGTTCCAAACAAATCTCCATAATTGTCAGAAATTAATCTAATATCTTTAACATAGGCGATTGCACCACTAGTTTGACCAACTAATTGCATACCTTTTACTAGATAACCAGAGTATGCTCCTTGTGCTTGTTGAGCTAAAGATGAAGTATCTACATTAAGAACTTTTGAAGTCGAACTATAAATTGAACCAATGTCTTCTTCTCTTGAATATGGATTAATAGTAAATATTGAAGATGGATTATTAAAACTTCCAAATTTATGATTTGGAGTACATAATCTAAATCTTATTAATTCACCATTAGAGGTTGTTCCGACCACAGTTTCACCAACACTAAATGCGGCAGAGGCACCATAAGTTTGTAATTGTGGATTTGGAGAAATTTCTACTAACTTAGGAACTACATCAACTTCTCTATTATTATCTAAAAACTGATAATACTTTGTTAATGGTTTCAATTCAGAAACCTTAAACTCAGTGTTTCTAGATCTCATGTAAATTTCAGGAGTTCTAGAGACAATTTCGCGACTACTGGCAGTGCTACTAGATGAGCTTGTTCTGGAAGATCTAGAAACACCCACTGAAGTAGATGTAGAACTTGATGTTGTTACTTGCCCTCTACGATTTGGGTCTGCAATATTTACCTCACGATTTACAGTTCTGCTAGAAGAACTGACAGCGGTTCTTCTAACAGTTCTGTTAACAGTTCTAGTTACTCTACGATCTGGAAGTTGGAATGTTCTAGTCCAAGTATCAACTTGTGGAAATAAATCAACATTTCCAATATATAAAACAACATTAAATGGGTTAACATTCTCAACTTTTGTTGCGAATGGTTGTTCCAACCAATCAATCTCTTGATAATCGAGGGTTAAAAGATTTCCAGTCTTTTTAATGTTTGAATCTAATAATTCAAAATCAACTCCAAGATCTAAGTCTTCAGGAGAAGTATTTTGTTGTGGTGCAATTAAAGATTCAACACTATTTCTTGATACCAGTGGTGTAAGTTCTCTTACTTCTGGATCAATATCAACATTTGATATTTGAGCATCTAATCTTGAAAAGTTTTCAAAATCATCCACAAAGAATCCACTCTTGAATCTATTTCTACCTTCAGAATCTTGAATTTGAATAGTTTGAGTGTCTACTTCTAAGAATGAGAGAGAAGTGGTTGCTTCTAAATTTTCTACTCTATCCTCAATATTTCCAATATCTCTCATTGTATATCTTCTGTTGTCAATCAGAGTAACAACAGCATCTTTGGGATTGTAAAGATATGCTGGAAGTTCAATAGTTGCTAATTGTAGTAGATCATTATTTCTGTCTGGTTCTGATGGATTTGTTGAAGATTTACCACTATCTATGACAATCTTACCCAAAGAATCTAAGTAGACTTTATCAATTCTTGGAAGGTAAAAGTTATATCCGACTTGAGATGATTCTCCTGAAGCTAGTAATCTGAGTGGAGTTGTGTTGAATGAAGATGTTCTTGAACTAAAATCAAATGGAGACTTATCTGTTGTAACGCTTGGATCGAAATAAGATACTCTTGGTCTGAAATCGAGTGTATCCGATGCTCTTGTCAAGAATAATCCTATTTCTGGAACATCAGTTGCAAATCTTTCATCATCATAACTCGCAACAGTGAATACATCTCCAGCATCAGTTGAAGGAACTGTATAATGGTCAAATACGACTAATAATTTTCTAGATGGTTCTGAAGTTCCAGAGTTTCTAACAATTCTAGAATAATCATAATATTCATCCCTTTGACCCTTATCCAGAGCATAATTTGCAGTCAAATCTAGATAAGAACCTAAAGTTATAGATTCGATTGTGGTGGTTATATTAGATTCTTCAAAGGTAACTGTTTCACCAGCAACAAATTTGTTTGCATTTAAATATACTATACCCAACTTATTATTATCACCTGTTGTTGGGGAAGTAGTGCTGTTATTAGTAACTACCCTGGCAATTGCTTTACTTGTAGATCCAATGATATTTTCTCCGATAACTACATTTGAATTTACATTTGCAGTTGATGTGAATGAAACAACATCTAACTGTGGAGCATTGGAATTTAATGATTCATAAACACATATTATTTTTGTAACATCTGGATAATTAAGAGAAATTTCTCTATCCTGAACTCTAAGACCATTATATCTATTGTAAGTTAATCCATCATTTAAAGAAGTGTCTGATGTTGATCCAGACTCTGCCAATTTCGACCTAGTAATATTGACTATTGAACTTCTAGTATGATTTTTAACCTTTGACTGAATTTTATTTTTTAACGCCGTAACATTTACAACAGTATTAAAAGATGATAAAGATTGATCCAATCCAGTAAAGGAAATATTAGATCCACTCAGTGTTGCTGAATCTGATGATAATGGAGCAATAGTTCCTCCATTATACCCAACTGTATATCTTTCCTGATCAAAAGAAACTAGACTTATATCAGTTACGCCAGTAACGTCACTAGGATTAATTGTTATAGAATCATTAGTGTCAACATTTTTGCCCGTCACCTGATCAATTATAAAAATTGAAGAGTTTGAAAGGTCAATTTCAGATACATTTTGATTTGAAAGTGGTGCAAACAGTGCGGAAGATCCTTTAACTATTGGAGCACCTAAAAATCCATTGACTTGAATATCTGCCGTTGGTAATGCGCCTTCAAAAACACCAGTGACGGATGATATTGGTGAAATTTCAAGAGAAGTTCCATCAACACTAACTGATGAAACTCTGTTAAAAGTTTCTGTAGATAATCCGACACTTTGATATCTAATGATAGTATCAGTTCTTATTCCAGTAAATACTCTTCCTGTTGACGTTACTGTAGAAATACCACCACTCCCAGCAGTGATTGAAATCTGTGAAATGGAATTTGGGAAATTGAAAGTATCTAAAATAGAATCTGCAGTAAAATCCAGAGAGGATCCAAACAATGTGTTTGTTTGTTTTACTGATTTGATATTTTGAGTATTATAAACACGAATTTCTGTTAATGATATTGATACATCAACGCCATTAATAGACAGTTGTTCTCCCTTTGCAAATGCCCCAGAAGTTTGTCTTACTTGGAAAATATTATCACTGGAATCGGAAACAACATAACCACTGGCTCCACTGCTTTTACCAACTACAAAATCCGATTCCAATACAGATATATTTGTATTTGTGGTTAGTGTTGTGTATGTCTGAATATCATATAATCTCAAATCCCAACTTGTAGATTCATTAGAATATTGGGCATCTGTCAAATTGAAAGAATAAACTCTCGCTTCTCCAATTTTGTTGGTCGTTGACCCAAGTTGCCCATAAAGTTCAATCGTTTTTCTAAGTTCTGGTAATCTGGTAACATTATTAACTCTAAGAATACTTCCCATATCAAGAGGTATGGGAATATTCTCTACTTTTTCAGTATCTCTTGGTTTTTTAACATCAATTATAGTATTTCCAATCTTTTCTATGTCATAACCTTTGACATATGCTTTTCCTGAAGAAACCTTTACACCAAAAAATTCTTCGCTTGGAGTATTTCCTTGATCTGTTTTTTGATCAGAAAAGAATAATCCATCATTTCCTAACCTATCATTTAACAACTCATGTATTGTTACATCAAATGAATTTACGGTATAATCTCCAGATTCATCAAAAGTTCTTTCCGCAAAATAGTCTCTAATTTTATTATATTGAGTCTTTGTGGTAATTTTTTGAGTTTTACCATCTCTGAGTTTCAGGAGTTCTACAAAATCAAAGTCATTTTTATCTGATAATGATTTTTTAAACAAAGATACCGTTATCTTTAATCTATCTGCGCCTGGTGCAGTATAGTTTGAAAATCCTTTTGCATTGTCATATAATGATGCATCTTCTTTTGCATCTACAATATCTTCAGTTATCTTCAGACCAACTCTATACGATGGTGTGTTTGTATAGTAGTCTAATAAAATAGTTTCTTCAGTAACTCTTACAAAATAACCCCTAATAAAATATACACCACTGCCAATAGATACTGCAGATCCAATTGCAGTTGCATCAGTGCTTATTGTTGAAGCAAAAGGAACTCCTGCAGAAATAGTTGTATTTCCATAAACAATATTTTCTAAACCAGATAAAGTTTCTCCATCGGAAAATTGAGAAAATTCAAAATTACTATCCGAAGACAAATATTTTACATATAAAGTAATATATTCTACGTTATCACTTTCTGTTGGAAATACTACCTTTTGAATTTTTGCAGTAACTCCACTGACTTGTCCCTGTATAACTTTTCCAACATACTTCTCAATGTATAATGATATGTCGGTTCCAAATTGATTTGAATTTAACTTTACCGCATAAAATTGATTATCATATGTTATATTTCCTGGAATTATTACAGAACCTTCTTTAAAAGTGTGTGATGCAAAACTTTCTACTTGATTTTGCATCAACGACTGTAAAGTCGTTAGTTCTCTAGATTGAACTGGAAATCCTGGCTTGAATAAAACTTTATAAAAGTTTTTATCTGCATCAAAATCATCATAATATGGATTGATATTTAAATTCGTTTTTTGTGCCATTTTTTCTTAAAATTCCAGAATAATTTTAATGTCTTCTTTTTGCCTAGAGTCTCTTGAAACTAAACTTCTGTTGTCGATGTAAATAATATCTCCCGTGCTTTTATTTATCTCTGGATTCGCAAGACCAGATGTAAAAGTTACACCCAAACTAACTAATTTTGAATTAACAGTTGTTGTACTTCCAGTAAATGCTATTGCAACGCTTCCACCAAATGGAGCAATTGATTCTGAACTAGATTCAAAATCTAAAACTTGACCCTGATTTGTGATATCGTTGCTATCAAGTTGATCAACATTATTTGCTGGGAAATATAAAGATCGATCTTGATAATATTTTAAAACTCCAGTTGTAGAATCATATGATGCCACATATCCAGAAGCTTGTCTTCCATCACTTCTAGATTGAGTAATTGCGGTTCCTACAACAGGTGTTGAAACAACACTTTGCAATTTTATAGCACCCAGAGCAGAATAATTACTAGATGTCATTAAATCTGAAGACTCATATCTTTCTGGATTTTTTATAATCCCAATTTGAGCAAATTTAGTATCTGTTGGAAAATCTTTAGTAGAATCATCAAATCTTGAATATACCATAACTTTATCTGCACCCAATTCGGTGTAGATATCATATCCATGCCCTCTTGATGGAGGTATGATTGGAATTAATTTTGCCCTATTCGCAGCACTGATTGTTCCAGATCTCTTTAAGTCAACTATACCAAAGGTATAATTTTTGCCTCCATTAACAACTCTTGTATTTGTTATTTTTCCTGAGCTATCTACGGTTATGTTAACTTCTCCACCAGTTCCATCACCTAAAATTGGATATGTTCCGGATTGATATACTCCACCTCCACCACCATCTTCAATATAAACTACTTTAATTTGATTATTATTTACTCTAGAATCTCCCGCATCTCTTACACTTCTTATTTGATAATCATTTGAAGTTGACCAATTATTTGGTAAAACAATATATTCAATAGAATCAAATTTTATAACATCTGAAGGTGCAATAGTAAACAAGTATTTCCAAATATATCCATCACCACTTTCTCCAGCAGAAGATGGCTCAAGATCTGTAAAAATAGGTTCATCCTTTGATGTATTTCCCTGAGGATTATCTCCTGAGGATCCATTATATAAGCAAATATAAACCCTATAATCCTTGTTAATTACATAGTAATTTGAGTCATACAATCTTGCTCTATCACTATTTACGCTTCTATTTCTGATACTATAGTCATGCCTATACATGTCATAACGAGTTCCAGATGTCCAGGTTATCTTTTTTATGACTCTCCTAACATTTTCACCAGTAATTCTTTTGCCATATAATCCAGTATCTCTGTAATGAGACAAGTATTGTAAATTGTCAATTGGGGTGTCTGGTAAAGGAGACACGGCGTTTCCCCAAGTTGTTGTTCTTCCAAATCCAATAGGATTATTGGTAGATCCTGGATTTGACAACCCAACAAAAACATAATACGAGTTATTAGCGTTCAATACAGAATCTATAAAATTATTTGCATTCTGGATTCTAAATTGATCTGTTACGACGGCAGCCATATTACATAGTTTTTTAGGTATTTATAAGTTGTTTGATATATTATATTTTATAGTATTGCACCAGTATCTCTTAATCCATATTTCCTTCTTTGAATGAATGGGAAAGTAGATAGACCCGAATTAACTGTTTTTCCTGTTACTCCAATGGAAATTGGTGATGAAGATCTAGATACACCATCAAATAATCCCCAAGAGAATCTTCCAACAAAATCACCACTAGTGGATAATCCAGTTATATCAGTTCCGGAATCAATATTGCAAGTTGCTATACCAACAGTTCCATCATATGTAATCTGATTAATATAGTAAATATTGTCAAGGAAAGTGGTTCCAATTCCAACAACAGCAGAATCTGAATTGTCAACTGAAGTAACTCCAGAACCAATCTGTGTATCATAGATAAAGATTGGATAAGTTGCTATTGGAGCATCACTAGAATTATTAAATGCCAAAGTTTCTCTATCCAAGTAAAACTTTAATGCCAATTGCCCAGAATTATCAGTGGTTCCAATTCCAGTAACAATTCCAGAGAAACCCTTAACACTCAATAATGAATTTGATCCAGTATTTTCAAATTTAACTTCATGATGATCTGCAATTACAAAAACAGAACCAGTATATCCATATCCGGGATTTGTTATAGTGACAGAGGTTAAAGTTCCTCCAGATCCTACAGTTGCTGTTGCTGTTGCTGTAGTTCCAATTCCAGTAGAAACAGTTGGCCAATTATTATTTTCTAATATTGGAGAAGAAAATCTCAGATTTACTGTAGATCCAGTATATGCATAACCAGGGTTTGTAATTTCAACATCAGAAATTGTTCCTCCAGTTCCAACGGAAACTGTAAATTCTGCAGAAATATTATTTTGTGATTGATCAACAATAATAAATTCAAAATCGGGGTTAGATCCACCAGAGGTAAAGAATTCTGAATTATCTACAAATATTTTTGTATCTGTTGTAGAAATATCTTTTATGATTTTTGCAGTCGGATAAGTTTGTGATCTAATAGAATCTCTAGTTTTAAAAATAAATTCACCATTGATAAATTTATCAGATTTTTTCTTAGTCCAAGAAGTTGGTTTATATATTGATTCAATACCCTGCTCTCTATATGCAGCAGTTTCTACTACATCTGATGTTGGCAAATCGATTACCGTTCTTTGATTTTGAGATATTGAATCTACAACTAATGGGTTGCGATTGACATTTAATAAATCACCTCTTTCAATACTTGGAATAATATTGTCTAACTGGAAATCATCCTCCCCACGAGTTCCTCTATAGAAGAATATTGCAACATCATCTCCAGGTTTTGGTGCCTCAGTAAATGTTACTGCGGTTCCTCCATCAAACACATAATTCACTCCAGGATCTTGAATAATGCCATTGATGATAATAATTAATGCATTTTGGAGATTAACTCTAGATCCAACTTGCTTTTCAAAACTCTTAAGAGAAGTATTATAATACAATGGAAATCTTACTCTAGAACCATCTTGATAATTTTTAATAGAATCAATGAAGTCAAGTTCTCCGAACTGCCATGATGCAAAATTATCACTATATGTTTCAGTTGCCTCAAGAACAAATTGTGAAATTGGTTCAGATAATCCTTTTGCAGTAACTAATCCAACAGGAGTAAACTTGTCTCCTTTTCTAAAAGAATATCCAGGTCTCTTGACCCTAAATCCCTTTACTTCAAATGTTGTTGAACCAATACCCGTTGTAGATGCTGCACCAATTTCAATATCAACTAATAATCCTACTCCAGTATCAGTGGTTGATCCAAAACCAACTCTAGAAACACCAACAACTTCCAAGTTTTCATATGAAGGTGGGGAAACAAATATTTGTGGATTATTATATCCAGTTCCACCATTAGTAACATTAAAAGTTAATGTTCCGCCAGCACCAACTGTAGCAGTAATTGATGCAACATCGCCAGAATGATTTTCTTCATAGACACTAACACCAATTGAAACTAATCCGTTATATCCAGATCCAACATTGTCTGTAGCACCAATGCCAATACTATTTTGAATAACGCCACCACTTACCACAGCCGTTACAGACGCTCCTACAAGAGGTGCATAACCAAGTCCACCTGATGATCCATAGGAAACAATAATTCCACCCCTTGGAAGTTGATTTTGATTGACATCAGACGCTGATATTACTTGAGTATTAGTATTGTCTCTAATACCACTAAACACCATGCTACTAATACCAACACCCTCAATAATACTGAAATTATTATTTGGATTATTTTCTGTGGTTGGTGTTTGGAAAATGCCATTAACAAATACAATACCATTTCCACCAGAAGTTCCAATTCCTGTAGTGTTTGCTCCACCAACAGTCAAAGTATAAGTGTTTCCGATTCCAGTGAAATTATTTGAGAAATCATCAAATACTTGACTTGTATCATAGTTTTTCCTCAAGAATACTCTTCCTAAGAAATCCGAAGTCTCAAATTCTAAATTGCTGCCAGTTCTAGTTATTGAAACATTTCCCCTTGGTGCCCTAACAAAGTAAATTTCATCATCAACAATATTGTAATTACCACGATAAACATTCACTTGAGATGAATCATTATGTGCAGTTGCTGATGATCCAACAAATCCACGCTCAACCTGAACAAGAGTTTCTGTTCCAATTCCAGTTATTGGTCCAACATTTGTAGTTCCTAATCCAACATTTATAACATTCATATATTCATCATCAATTTTCAAAATATTATATGGTGATACTGTTTGTATGCCAGAAAGAGCAAATAATGTAGATTCTGTAGAAATACTTCCACCATTTCCACTTAAGGAATGAACTACGCCATTGAATGCTATTGGATATTGAACCATATTATCAATGGTTATGATCGCCTTTTCATTTCTTTTTGCCATGGCAAATACATGAGCATTACCTTCACCTATAGATGTAAAAGTAACAGCAGTTCCAGATCTGGTCGTAGAAATTTGGAAGGTATCAAAGTCTTGGTTTTCTACAATTGCAAATACTGTTGATGGTAATACATCTTCAACAGATCCGTTTTTATACATCATAGGAGTTGATCCAACTCCAACAAAGGTTGATTTTGGTGTATAAACTAATTCCTCACCATTGCTAAAGAAATGATCTTGTATTGAAAATACACCAGTAGAAAGATTTACCTTACTAGAATCGGAAGGGTCAAACGTCTTTGCAAAAATTGGAGTACCTTCACTTCTTAAGACAAAGTTTTTCTTATTGATTCTTTCACCATCAATTGCCAAATATGCTACTGTCTTGAAACTTTCTACTCCTGTTCCAAATATAAGATCTGGAGGTTCATTGATAAAATCTGTATCTGTGTAGAATACCTCTGACAAAGATGTAATTTTTATTGTTCCAGTTCCAGAACCAGTTCTAAATGGATAAAAATTAATCGTAAAATCATTATTAACCAATTCTGCTCCGAAAGTTCCTATGCCAGCGATGTCATCAGTGCCAAATAATGCATGTCTAGTTTGTGTAAAACTATCAGTAATATCATGAACAAAAGAAACACCATAGACTGCAGAACCATTGTAAGTCGTATCGGTAGAACCAGTAACTTCGACTTGAATTGTAGATGAAACTGCATCAAAGTTATTCTTATCTAGTGTGAATATTTCAATAGGAAGTGTTGTATCAGTTGCAGTTGCATAATTTGTTTGATAAACTGCAGATCTTTCATTACCTGCTGGTTGACCCGAAAGAGCAAATCTATATGTTCCACCAACACCTACTGATTTAAACTGAAGTATTCTGGCATTAATTAATACATTTTCTGGATGATTATTGGTATAGTTTAATTTGAATAAACCAGAATTCAAATCTACACCAAACGTTCCAATTCCACTAGTTGTTATGTTATTTTTGGATGAATCAAAATAATTTTCTGCAATATAACCATCAGTTCCATCATGAGTAACATAAACTTCAGCAAAATTCATTTCACTAGTTGTTCCAGTTTCAATTTGAGCAGAAACATAGAATGAATTATAAGTATTGGAATCCACACTAAGTATTGATGATGTTATTCCACCTGTTCCTGTAGTAACAATTCCGGAATAAGATGTGACATCAACCGACCCAATTGATGTTGTTGCAATTCCAACTCCTATAGTGAACTTTCTTTCAATATATTTAATATCAAAATCATCATCAAATGGATTTTCAGGAATAAATCTTAAGAATGTCTCTCCAAATTCATTTGTTACTAAATCAAAATCTCCGTGAAGAGATAAATCTTCTTTATTTGATAATGATTCTTTTTCATGAATAAAGTTGCCATCAAAGTTACTTGCTAACTTTAAAGTAGTTAACTGAACTTTATCATTTTCCAGATTTCTTATCTTGAAGATATAATCTCTATACAGTTCATTACTATCAAGTTCAAATATATTAAGATATTGTACCGGATTTGATTCAAACTGTGAAAATTGATCACTGAGATCATCTATTCTTAAAACAACATTAGTTCTAGATTCCCCATATGCAATAAATCTTTCATTCTTGAACTCTAAAAATCTAGAAACATTATCTACAACATCAACATCTCTGGTATAATCATAATTATTAATAGTATCTACTCTTAATACTTCATCCAGATCTAGTGTTATATCAATATCTGTAAAAGCAGTAATTGTATTTGCTGTTCCTGTCAATGATTCAAAGGTAGAGTCGGCAAAATTCTTCATGCCAACGCTATGAACTAAATTATTGACCGGTGATTTGATATCTTTCCATAATTGTGGGCTCTTTATAGAATAAGAAAGATTTTGATAATAATCGTTATCGGGCAATACCTGATAATCCTCACTTAAGAATCCAATATCAGAATCCCAACCCTCGTTTCTTTTAATAGAGTATGAAGTTTCGAATTGTGCGTCATAATTCACGACACTTTCTATTGTAGCCAGAACTCCTGAATTTTTACCTCTAATTACTTCTCCTGGTATCAAGTCATATGATGCATCAATTCTAAAATCAGTATCATTGGTGTGCTGACGAACAATAATATTTCTATCAATATTATTTACAGTCAGTTGCTCTCCTACTTTAAAGAATGAAGGAATTATTGTAACATCAAATGTTGGATAATTATCTTTATGAATTGCAATTCCTGTAGAATCTTGAATAGTTTTTGCAATTCCAGTATTGGTCGTCAAACCAGCAACATTTACAGTTAATTGATCATCTGTAAGACTGGTAGAATCATAGTTTGTAATTTTAAATAATTTATATCCATAATCTGAAGAATTGAATCCTGTTCCTTCGGTTCCATATTTTTGAATTCCTTCAAGAAATACAAAATCACCAATTGCAAATGGATCAGTTGTAAAACCTAAAGGTTGTGGCGTAGTTAAAACGCATACGAATTCTGTTGGAGATATTGAATTAACACTCTTAATTGAAATTCCATTTGTGTTATTAACAGTAAACAATTCTACGGAATTATCTGTCAATCCTTTCGGAGAATCTTCTATTAATATGTTTGAAATTGTTCCGCCATTCATTGCTGGTGTTATTAATCCATTTTGAATAACATTTCTTGTTATCTTATCTACCGTAACAATATTGGGGGGGGATAAAAATCCCCTTCCTCCGCTTGTAACTGTAACTATTCCAACTTGATTGGAATTTTTTAAAGTTACTTTTGGAGAAATTGAAGCTTTTGGTAACAAAGTTTTATCTGACGAATATTCAAATCCTTCATTAATTATTCTGGTTGATTTTACAGATCCAATTGTTTTTGAATTTGCCGTGACAAAAAGACCATTTCCACTATCAGTTGTAGCTTTTGTAAATGTAGGTAATTTTCTATATCTACTTCCAAAAGACTTAATACTTACAGTGTTAACTGACCCAGTTGCAGACAGAGAAGTTGTGGTGTATTCTAAAACATCACATTCAGACTCTGTATAGTCTGTCTTTTCATCATCATCTCTCAAAGTTATCTGGAAAGTAGTTGTTCCGATACCAGAAACAGAATATGAATTATTAAATGAACTGTTTACAAATAAAATTTCATTATAATTTTTAACTTCCGTATCAGAAGTGCTGATATATCCAGATTTTTCTAAATTATAATACAATCTTTCTGGAAGATTTTCACTATAATTTATAGTAACTGATGCGTTTGTAGAAACACCAATGGTTCCAACACCAATAGCAGTAAACACTGATGTTGTTCCTGTGGAAACAAATTCATTATTAAATTCAGAATCATAATACAGTTTGAACTTATATCCGTTCAGAGAAGAATCTGAAAGATCAAATACCAGATTATTATTCCTGATAGAAGTTAATTTTGGATTTATTAAAGATAATGTATGGGAATTTCCACCAGTTCCTGCAATACTAACTATGGTAGGATCATCTTTTATCGAATTAAAATAACTGTTTGAAAGATAAATTTTATTTTGATCAACAACGGAAACAAAATAACTTCCAGTAGTCAATCCTGAAGCGACTTCAGTAGAATCATAATATACTTTGTCTCCACTATTAAACTGATGATTTTCTAAAGTAATTTCATTGGTTGCAGTATTGATTCCTAAAGATGTGAACCCTACTGGATTTATTTCAATTTTATTAGTGTTTTCATTTATAATAACTCTAACTGCCGTTGAAGTTCCAATGCCTACAGAAAGATTTGGTTTAACACTTAACTTTATTTCATCACCAAAACTTAAACCATGAGCACTAGAAATAGCAACAGTTGATTTTATAATTTTTACATCTGCTGTCTTTTGAGTTGGATTTGTTTCAAAATAATAATCATCAACATTATCGCCATTTGAACGGAAGAAAACCTCATTTCCTGTTAATGTTGTTTTAATTCCAATTGCATTTGGAGATTTATTTACAGCATATACTGATGTTGGTAAATCAAATTGTGTAGAAGTTGGTGTTGTTGAAATTGAAATCGCACCATTATTATTGACATTGAATGTAATTATTTGATTAGTTTCAAGTTGATGATTTTCTAGATATATTCTTTGCGTAAGTAAAAATCTGGAGATAGTCTCTTGTCCAAGATTAAATGATGTTGTGACACCAGTTCCTGCTGTTGTTCCTACACCAACAGACTCATTAGGGTTGAAATAAATTTTTCTCTTTAATTCTGATTCAAATTTATTTGTATTTTTTTTAATATCAAAATAATTATTATTAAAAGTTACTGCAGTGCCAACAGTATGTAATGTATTTGGAGATCCCCTCTTAATAGTTAAAATATTTTTTGTTGGATAAACATTTAAAACTTCTGCAGTTTCTGATCCTATTGTGATGCTGTTGCCTATGGAGACATTAGATGGAATATTGGATAAGTAAATTTCGGTAGATTCTGATCCAGATCCAATAATATCTGTCGTTATTCCAACACTTACATTAGAAGGAACTGAAACTTTATAAGAACCACTTAAAGATTTGATAGACGTGCTAAGACCAGAAATAATCACATAATCATTGTTATTAATTTCATTTGAAGAATTTGTATAGACTCTTATAGTATTTTCATTTTTCCAAATTAATGGGGAGTCACTATACTCCGAAATTACTGAAGTAATATTTTCAATATTTCCACCTTCAATGGAAGAGATTTCTGCCTCAATATCAGATCCTTCTGTATCAGTATTATCAAAGTTTAGTTTTTCACCTACTTTATAATCCAAACCTTTACTTAAAATGTCAATACTGTCAATAGATCCTTGTTGAATTGACTCAACAACAATTTCCTGAGTTGAAATTTCATTAGTCTCAATAATAAAATCATTACTAGAATTCAATTCGGAAATTTTATATGGGAATGTATTGCGAAGCAAAGATGACTCATTAAAATCAAAACTTTGATTTAAGGTATTATTTTCTTCTATAGTTTTTGATCTAAATGATTGTCCAATAAAATATGGAAATACTGGAATATTGGTTATTGGATCAATAGTCGCATAATATGCGTATATTCCATTTGGGAATTCATTAGTTTTTGCATATCTTCCATTATGCTCATCCAAATCTCCAGTTCCAGTATATTGATAATCTTCAATAAAAAATCCGGGATCAAAATCACTTGGTCTATCTTCAACGTTGGATACATCTAAAGTATATCCGGAGGTCATAGTTTTTATTCCAGAACTAACATTCTGAGGATCTACCGATCCATAGGATCCATAAATCGGATTACCATCATATGCCCAACCAATAATTTTTGAAGTTGTGCTCCCATCATCCTCAAAGGATGATCTCAGAGTATCAAAATATGCAGAAACAGAATACTGCAATTTATCATCGTCTCTTAAAATTTCATATTGCTTAGAATCAGTTTTATTGACATTATTTACTGTGAGTGATCTCACTTCAGTATCTACAACAACCTTCTCGACAAAGTTAATTCCCCTTGGTAATACATTGACGACAGTAGAACTGGAATATCCTATTCCAGTTCTAATTACCTTTACATCAGTAATTGATCCATTAGAAACAACAGCTCTTAACTTAGCACCAGATCCAGATCCTGTTGGGTCAAAAACTTCTAAATCTGGAGTTGAAAAATATTCTTCACCACCAAATTCAAGGTTTACTTCTCCAAGAAAACCATTTTGAATAATTGGAGATACTTGAGCATCTCTTCCAATTTTGACCGATACATCGGGATTTTTATGTAAATTTAAAACTGTTGATCCATATTTGGTTCCCTTTTCATAAAGATATAGATAATTAATTTTACCTGTTACAACGGGAGTTAGTATAATGGATCTAGATTGAGTTGTAGTTGCAATTCCTACCGTAGTATATTCTATATTTGCTGTTATATCTGGATATTTGAAAGTTTGATATCCAGTTCCTTGAGAGGAGAATACTGAAAAAACTCTAGAATTAAAATTAGTTGTATTTGTTCCACCAATACCAGCATCACATAATTTGAATGAATTATCAGTTTCCTTTACAACATAATATTGATTGGTCGTTTGAATTCCTGAAATTGGGTAATCTGAAGAATACTCAATGAGTTCGCCAGTAGAAAATCCATGATTTTCAAAATTAATTGTATTTCTTGTAGTTGATATGCCGGAAGATTTTACGATCAATTTTCTATTAGTAAATTCTCCACCATCAATAATCTGAATATCGCTTAAAATGTTATTAATTTCATTAAAAACAAACTTTTGAATTCCACCCTCTCCCCAAGTTGGTTCAAAAGTTATAAAATTATTTGAATTATAATCATCTAAATTCTCATATAATTTTACAGTTGTATTATTATCAACTCTAACATAGTATGATTTATTATCAATCAAAGAAGATGTTCCAGCACCTATTAGAATTGATGTTTGACCAGAATTTCTGTATATAATTTCTTGACCATTAACAAAATTGTGATTGGTTAAAAATGTGAGTTGTGATGTTGTTGTGCTAATTCCGCCCCCATTAGTTGTGGTTCTAGCATCAAATAATACTTCAATTCTTTTCTTAGACAATATTGGTTTAAAAATTCCACCAGTTCCATTTCCACCAGAAACATTGATTGATAAGACTTTTTCTACAATTAAATCTTTCTCATCAATTAGTATCTCCTTTACCGATCCCTTAACAACTGGTTGAACTAGAGCAGTAGTTCCTGCTCCAGAGGAAACCTCTAACTTTGGTGGGTTTATAACATCAAATTCATCGCCACCATTTAAAATCTCAACTCTAACTAAATTACCATAATAAACTATATCATTAACTTTCCAATTATCAATTTCAACTCCATTGATAAGCATACCAATGCTTCCAGGAATTGTTTTTTCTTTAGTTCCATCATTTAAATTTTGCTCTAATTTAAATTTTTTAAATTTTTTGTTTGGCAATATGGATTTTGATTTTTGTGAAGATAATGTAAAATTATGATTTCCATCTATTCCATTGGGAAAAGAAAGTCTTATAGAATTTGCATTATCACCAATAAATGATCTAGATCCATACAACTTTATCTTTCTTTTATTTGTGGATGGATCGGAAGTTTTTACAACTTCAACATAATATGTTCCTGTTGTTAATCCAGCGATAGAACTATTTTCTGGTTCATAGTAAATACTATCTCCAGTTACAAAGTTTACCTTTTGATCAAATTGTATAGAAGTATATACTTTAGTTTCTGAAGTTAGACTATATTCTTCATCAACATCAGACAATTGACCACTATTTTGATTGATAGAAGAACTATTTAAAAATGCACTTAGATTATAAGTATATGAAATATTTTCAAAATCCTTTGATGATGGTAAAGAATTGGATGCTACATATGCAAAATTATCTTCATCAAAATAAACATTTTGAATATCTGAGATAATTTTATTATTTCCATATTCGATGGAAACCGAATCACTTGATGCTTTGTTTATTTTTCTTCGAATGGAATAAACTCCTGAAGATTCTGAAATAAAATTGCTGAAATTGTTCAAAGAAAGTAATAAAGAACTTCTATCAAAGGAAGAAATATATGGAATGTCATCAGATTGAGTCGGATATTTAATTTCTCCACTATATGAATCTATAATTTCTACTTTATCACCAACTTTAAATTGAGATTTATCTACCACAGACTTTAAAATAACACCACCATTAGTAAAAGAATCTATCTCAACCGTAGATGATGTATTATAAATCCAACTATTTGCAAAAGTTTCTTTATAATTATTATTAGTTTCTCTGTTAATTACACGTTCACCAAGACTTTTTATTGATAGAATTTGCCCCTCTTCGACAAAAATTGATTCCGATTTGGGAACAAATTTTGATAAAACGCCAGTTGTTCTAAATTCGACTTTTTTAGAAATATCTCCATTTTCATAACCATAGTAAGTTTCATTAGATCTTACATCATCTGTTGAAGAAATAGTGCTTTCAATTCCAGAACAACCCAAAAACTGATTAACACTTTTATTGGAATATGAAATTGTATTATTTCCGGAATATATAGTTCCACTCTGTGGAAATCCAATAGTAGAATCTACTGATAAAACTGTAGATCCTGCTAAAGTTTCTTCTAAGCACTTCGTACTCTGTGTAATATCAAATAATCCTTGAATATTTGATTTGTCACCGTAACCAACAAAGAGAGACAACTTATAGTATGTCTTTCCTC